CACCGACCTGCACCGTCACCCCCTCGAAGAGGAAGGACTGCCCGTTGTCGTAGTCGGCAGACCAGACGAGCAGGCGGTCTTCGCGCAAGTCGTACAGCTCGACCACCCGAACCCACTGCTCCTTCGTCGGCACGGCCCCGGCGTTCGCCTCGATGTTGCGCATGCGGGTGTTCGCGGTGCCGGCCTGCTCAATCCACTTCGAGTACGACCGGCTCGTGAAGGCCTCCTCGGGCTTCGAGAAGCGCACGGCCGCCTCGTCGAGGGGCATGAGGTAGACGTGCCCGACGTGGCGCTGCTGGTCCCACGAGCACGCGGTTGCGTCAACGATGACTTCCCAAGGCGGGAGGGCGGCGCACGAGACGCGCTTGAGCGGGTCGACGCTCTCCTCGGGGGCGAGCTTGAGGAAGGCGCACGGGTAGATGAGCGCCAGGCGGGTCGCGTCCTCGAGCTGCTCGCGAATGGTGAGCAGGTACTGATTCGCCGTCGCCTCGGCGACCTCGGGGTTGCCCCGGTCGCGCAGGTCGGGCTCGACGCGCACTGCCGGGTTCTTCGCGTAGAGGCTGCCCAGGTAGCTCTCGACCACGGCGTAGGCCTTCGGCACCTCGGTGCGCAGGATGCCGTCGAGGGCGTTCTCGCTCTCGTTCTGCCAGAACCGCGTCATGTAGAGGCGGCGGAGCTCGCGCAGCTCGTCGCGCCGGCCCTCGAAGTAGAGGTCGTGCTGCTCAACGAGGTCGGAAACGTCGGAGGGTTCGAGCATCGGGGCCTCAGAAGGGCAGGGAAGAGGAGCGCAAGCGGCGGGCGCGCGAGGCAGAGATGAGGTCGTCTATCCGGGTGCGGGAAGACTGGAGAGCCTGCGTGCGCCACGAGGGCGGCACGTCGCGCAGGCATCGGTAGGCGAGCGCAAGGGCGACCGCGCTGTCATCATACCCCCCGCGAGGTGCCTCGGGGGCAACCTTCCCAGCGGGCACGGTGAGCGCTCGCAGCTCGAGCCACGTCACCCGGTCGAGCACCTGCACGACCTGCATCGCCTCCCGCAGGGTGTCGAGGGCCTCGAGCTTGCTCTGCAGAGTGGTGACCCACGGCTTGCCCTTCGGCCCGCGCCACTGCTGCCGGTAGCCGCAGTGCTCCATCTCGAGCAGCAGGGCGTGCCCGTGGTTGTTGCTCTCGGCGAGCACGAGCGCCTGGTTGTAGCGGCTGGCGACCTGCACGACCCGATGCGCCCAGGCCGCAGGCGTCACCCGGTTGTTGCGTTCCATGTACACCGGTTGCCGGGTGCTCACCGAGACGACGGCGAGGGCCGAGTAGTCACCGCCCACGCCCCCGCCCACGTCGACGCCCATGACGTAGCGGTCGTGGTTGTGCGGCCCTTCAATCTCCCTGCCCCCGTGGTCGCCCACGAGCTCGTGCGCGACGACGTGCATGGCCTGCAGGCTCGCGTCGTCAAACCACCCGCCCTCTCGCTGCAGGAAGCAGTCGTCGAGGGTGGCGGGGTACTCGCGCCGGAACTTGTGCGGGCCGAGGGTCTGCTCATACCTGCGCCGCCAGGCGAGCTGCCCGAGGGTGAGGTGGTGGGCCGCCTGCTGCTGCTTCTCCTCGGCGGTCGGCTCGAAGTCGTCGGGCACCGGGTCGGTGTACGTCGGGTGCTCGTGCCACCAGTGCGTGAGCACAAGCCACCCGTTCTCCGGTGCGCCGGCGATGAGGCGGGAGAAGGCGTCGCCCGGGTTGTTCGCGGTGCTCTCCACCATGAGCAGCCCGTCGCCGACGGCGCTGAGGGCCTGGGCGAGCAGCTCGTCTTGGTCGAGGGCGAAGGCAAACTCGGAGAGGAGAACGGCCTTGGGAGAGAAGGACCGCAGCCCGGTCGAGCTCCTCGAGGTGAAGGCCTTGAGCGTGGCGCCCGTGTCGGCGAGGCGAAGCTCGCCCTTCGCCCTCGTGTCGAGCTCGCGGCGCAGGATGGTGGGCGGGTCGTCCATCCACCTGCGGTTGTCGTCAAGGAGGGCCGTGGCGCTCTCTGCCCGAAGCGAGACGATGGCGAAGAGGGCGGCGTGCCGGGTGGCCGACCACCTCTGGTGCAAGACCATCTTGCACGCGGTCGTCGCCGCGACCTGGCGCGCCTTCACCACGAGAATGCGGTTGTGCCCCGCCTCGACCGCGTCGAAGATTTTCTGCTGCATCGGCAGGGCGTCGAAGGGGATGAGGGCGGCGCTGTCCTTGTCCTGCACGCGGTGCAGCCGAGCGAAGGCCGAGGGGCACCCCATGAGCTGCCCGACCTGGGGCACGAGCTGCGGGGGCACGGCCCCGGGTACAAAGGGCCTCACCGTTCGCCGATGAGCTGCAGCACGTTGCGCAGCTCCTCCACCTCGGGCGCCTCGAGGCTCGGGGCCTCGTAGTCTCGCGCCATGTCGACCACCCGCCAGGCGGTGTCGAGTTGTGCCTTGTTGGCCTTGGCACTGCCCCGCAGCACGCGCTCGATGCAGGTGAGAGCCTCGACGGCGAGAGAGGCGAGCTGGCGGTCAATCTGCTCGGGCGAGAGCAGGCGGTCTTCGGAAGGTGGGGGGTTCATGGCGGCGTCTCCTATGCAGACACTGTAGCCCCTGCGGCCCTTCTGCGGGAGTTGGTCCCGGGTGGTGGCAAGAAACGCCCCGCGCTTTTCTATGACTACCCCTTTCCATAGCTAGTACTAGCTAACCCCTAACCACCTAGTACCACTCAAGGAGAAGCAGGGAGGCGTCGGGCGGGAGGCGTGGTGGGGGGTGAAATAGTGCAAATACTATAGGAATGGCGAGAATGGGCGCGGGGTGGGGGTTCTCACTGTCCCCACTCTTTTTCCCACCATTCCGCCGGATTGTCCTTGCACCATTCCGACCAACCTGGTAAGTATGGAGTGTGCCAAGGGAATGAACCCTCCACGCTGCGCGGAGTCAGAATGCGCCCCTCCTCCTCCTCCTTCTTCGTTGACTCCTTCAACGCTGGCCGCCAGGCTGGCAAGGCCGTCGCCTTTGCCATCACGAAGGGTTGGGCGGCGTCGGCCTCCCTGGATGTCTGCGAAGACTACGCCGATGGCCCTACCGGCTGGCGGCTCGCCGACTGGCGGCGCGGCTATCTCCAGAGCCTCGAGGCGCAGGGCTACGCGCACCTCGCCTAAGCGGCCCCGCTCGCCCCGCCCCCTACCGCTCCGGCGGAGGGGGCTTCAGCGGTGCAACCTCGGAGACACCATGCGACACGGACTTCACCCCCTCGACGGCGAGCCCCTCCGCCCCCCTGCCGGGTGGACGCCCAACCCTGAGTTCCCCAAGGCCACCCAGGCCGACCTCGAGCAGCTCGGCACCGAGCCCGTCGCGGTCTTCGGCGTCTTCTCCCTCTGGCTCTTTGCCGTCGTCTACGTCGCGTGGGCGGTGACGCTGTGAACAACATTCACCAGACCATCTACCTCACCTACCACCACCGAGACCTCGAGACCTTCTGCGGCGAGATTGACGACCGCATGCAGGGCGTCGACGAGTACGACCTGGTCGTGCGCAGCGAGGTCAAGGACGCCGACGGCAAGGCCTTCAAGCTCTGGATGCGCTTTGTGCGCTCGCCCGGCTCCGATGGCACCGTGGTGCTCGGGGCAGGCATCCGCGCCATCTTGCCCGCCACGCTGCCCCGCAAGCGGGTCGAGGTGCCCCTCGCCGACCGCTGCCTCTCCTCCAACGTCTACGACCTGCGCAACGGGTGGCAGCTCGCAGAGCACGAGGGCAAGACCTTCGGGCACGTCCTGCGCGCGGTGACGGCAGGATGAGCTCGCCCCGCCTCACCCCCGAGCGGGTGCGCCGCAAGCTCCTCCTCGTGGTGGGGCGCCAGGTGTCCGCCACGCTCGCCTTCGACGGCGTGCCCCTGGCGGGCTGGATGCCCCTCCTGCGCACCTCTGGCCCCACTGCGGGCCGGCGGGTCTGGCTCAAGTGCAAGGGCCGCCCGCACCTTCGCTACACCGAACCCCGGGCGTTCCGGCATGCTGCCGCCGCCCTCACCTACTCAGAGGCTGAGCAGCTCCGCCTCGAGTTTTACCGGAGAGACTGACATGTCCACGAAGCCAACCAAGTACCGCATTGAAGTGAGCACCGACCACCAGAAGGAGCTGCGGATGGCGGCTGCCCTCGCCGGCCTCTCGGTGCCCGAGTATGTCGAGGTCGTTCTGCGGCCGAAGGTGCGCGCCGACCTCCAGGGCCGGATGGTTGCCCAGGGCCTCACCGCCAACAAGTAGGGGACACCATGGACGCGCAGACGTTGCGGGTATGGCCGACGCCGCCCGAAGAGCACATCTATGTTCGCCAGACCCTGCGGGGCGGTGATTACATCTCGACGGGGCAGTTCCCTCGGCGTGCCATCGGCCGCAACGGCGCGGGGCGCACGGTCGACAACTGCACGGCGGTCACCTCGTTGTTCTTCGACGTTGACCTGCTCACCCTCGCCGACGCTGCCCGCCAGGCCGCAGGCAAGGTGCTCGAGGTGCGCAGCGCAGACCGCAAGGCTCACCTCTACAAGGAGCGCCCCGAGGTCGTGCACCGGCTCAAGGAGCTCCTCTACCAAGACATCGTGCCGTGCATCGAGACGGCCGTGGGTCTGCCCGCCTCCCTCGTCATCGACTCGGGCTGGGGGTTCCACCTGCACTACGCACTCGCTCCCGACGTGGGCGACCGCAAGCTCTACCTGCAGCAGATTGCCGGGGCGCTCATCGCCGAAGCGAACCGCCTGGCGGCCGAGGTGGCCCTCGGCTACTCGCCGGCCCTGCAGCTCCCTGCGGCCTTCGATGCCACGCACGACGTGGGCGCAAGGCTCGCCCGAGAGCCCGGCAGCACGAACACGAAGGCACCGGGCAACCCTCGGCCCGTTGTCA